CTGCTCTTCCAGCTCGGCCGCCTTGGCCTTGGCCACCTGGTTGATGACCGATGCCGGCAGCAGCTTCTTCTCGGTGCCCAGCATGATCAGCATCTGCTTGTTGACGACGTGGACCAGGCCGCCGTTCGGGCGCGGCGCGTCCCAGCCCTGGCGCAGCAATTCGTTGCTGCTGGCTGGAACGAAGCTTTGAGGCTTTAATGCTTCCTCAAGTTGCTCGTGGCTGAAGCTCCATGGCGCAGGCAGCCGATAGATTTGCAGGTTTTTGAACCACATTACGCGGCCTCCACATGCTGCAGTTCATTGACGGGGACGCGCCACGGCGCGCCGTCCAGGGTGCCGGTGACGCGCACAAAAGCGATCTTGGCGCCGTTGCCGATGTCCTGCATGATCTGCTGAACGGTGCCTTGCTGCGGGCCGGCCTCGCTGTCGAACTTGACAGTCGAGCCGGCGCTAATAGTCTTGTGATTCATGGTGGTCCTTTCAGTTGGTGTTGTAGTTGGCTGCGGCTGCGAGCAGCGTATGCAAGTCATCGCTGTGAGCGACCTCTCTCGGCACTCGGAAAGTGATTGTGTAGATACGGTGCGTCTCTCCGGGGAACGGGATGCCGTCCAAGTGTGCGTTGGCAAAGAGCCAGGCCGCTAGATGCTTGTCGGATGGTTTGCGCGCGCCGCCAGTACGCGCGAGTGCCTTCGGCGTGACCTTCTCCTTGCCCTCGGCGCGAGCCTGCTCCAGGCCTTCCTGGATGACCGCTCCGGCCTTGCTGCCGTGCTGCTTGACCGCCTTGAGCGCCGCGGTGCCCGAGATCTGGCCGGCATTGACCAGCTGGTGCACGTCGCTGTTCGCTTCGGCGAGCTGGATCATGTCCTTGACGTGCTGGACCGACTTCCCGCGGCGGTTGGCGATCTGCGGCTCGGTCCAGCCATAGCCGATGAGCTTGCGGTACTGGACCCCCAGCTGGAGCGGGGTGAGCGGCAGGCCGCTCGCACTGGTGATCATGTGGGCAACGCGGTCGGCGTCGTTGCCCCGGAAGTGGCGCACGTCCAGGGACTTGATGTCGAAGCCTGAAGCGATGTTCTGCATCGACGCTGCGTGCCGGTGGTGGCCGTCGACGATGAAGATGTGACCGTCCTCGACCCGCACTTCTAGCGGCGGGAAGACGGCGCCATTGCGCTGCGCCAGGGCCATCTCGTTCACGTGGTCCGGGTTCAGCGGGCGCGCGTTGAAGCCTTCCTCGACCTCTAGTGTGCGCGGGTCGACTGCGAACGCCGTCACCTTCGATACGGTCGGATTGTTCTTGTCCTCGGCGGCGACTTTCAACGAGACGAAGTCGGCTTTCGGGGTGAGGCTGTTCGGTGTTGTCATCTGGTGGTCAATCTTGGTCGTTGGCCTGCAGCTTCTTCACATCGACCCGCGCTCGGCGCTGCATGTGCCGGCGGGCGACGACCTCCAAGATAATCTTGAGGGCCGGGTTCTTGAGCATCTCGTCCAGCTGAGCGTCGGTGTCGAGCGCGCGGTGCGCGATTTCGAGGGCTACGCGGTCTGGCGAGATGCGGTGCATGGCTACCTCGCGGGCATGCGGTGCCGGTGTGCCAGGCGCACAGCCTGGAGAAACGGCTTGCCGATAAAGCGGTAGTAGCGGTAGAGAGCGAGGAAGCTCATGTCACGCCGCCTGCATGGACATCAGCGGGAAGGCCGGGGCGACTCGAGTCGGCTCGGGGCTGTCCAGCAGCCCCCAGAGCATCGCGTCAAGTTCATGGTCGCCAAGCGATTCCATGCAGCCGGACAGGCGTGCGACGAAGACGGCGAGGCGAAGATCGCAGCTCGCCGGTGCATCTTCGCTGGCCTGACTGGCGCAGCGTGCGATGGCGGAACGAAGAGTGGCCACCGTCGTCATTGGGCAATCTCCGATTGGTGACGTTTCCAGATCGCTCGGCCTTCATCGACGCCAGCGTGAAAAGCGTCGAAGTCCACCGTACCTGGTGCATATGGTCGAGCAAGCGGGGTGTTGGTTGCGCGGCTGACGATCAGGCTGAAGGCGCCCAGCTTGTAGGGGTAGCTGCGCGGATCGCGAGGGCGGTCACAAGCTGCCTTCATGAGGCTGTCGACCAGTTCGTTACCGGACTTTGGCCATACGGTTGGCGTAGCGGTAGAGCTCATGCGCGCACCTGGCGATCAGTGACGCTGATACCGCACGGGACGCTTGCAAACTGAGTTGCGGCGAGTTCCGCAGCCTCTGCGGTCGAGCCGGCTGGAATATTGCAGACATGGGCTGCGAGGGCAGTCCGGACAATGACGCGGTAGGTGTGCATGTGCGCTCCATCAAGGTTGATGGAGCAACTATACGCGAATGAATAAATAAATCAATACGCGAATGGATAATTAGCGGCAAAAAAACCCTCGACAGTGTCGAGGGCGCGTTGGCCTATACGTGAACTAGTCGATGACCGGCACTAGAGTGGTGCCACAATGTTTACACTTGCGGGCGTCCTTATAGACCAGTTCACGGCAATCGGGGCATCGAACATGCGTCTCGGGAGAAGGTGCATTGGGGTCGCGCGGAGCGGTTTTCTGCGACGGCAGCACTGCGACAACGAACAGTGCGATCAGGCTAAACATGCCGCCAAGAATGAACCAACCGAAACCTGATCGTCCGCGCGAACTAGCGATCATCGCAGTCGCAACAGCAACGGCAAGCCAAAAAATCAATAGTTCCATCCTCGACCTCTAGTCCGTGTTTCGTTTTTAAAAGGGCAGCTCATCGTCCGGCGGCGGCACGTCCAGGTCGAGTTCGACAAGGTCCAGAAACTCTAATTGGATTAACGCGAGCAACATATGCGTTTCAAATGTCGCGTAAGCGCGAAAGCCATTCTGCTCAACCGAAACTAACATGATCGGATGGTGGCGGTAGTAAGGTTGCACCCGTCGCAGCATGTCCGGGCCGTTCGACGGCTCTGTGCAGCTCGAAGGTACTACTGCTATCAGGATTGGCGACCCGTAAGGGGTTACCTCGGCAACATGTATTTTCATCAAATGAAATCCGCTTCCATCCGAACAACGCGCCCGATGATCTCAGTGCTTTCATCGACCGGCCGGCTACGAAACTCTGGCAGCGGGTTGTCGGATGCGAGAAGCCATCGGCCGCCTACATACTCAAGCCGTTTGACGCATGGGCGATCGTTATGGTTGACCGCGTACAGCTTTCCGTCAAGTAGCTTTTGAGGGTCGTTGTCGGCAGTGTTGACGATTACGATGTTCCCCTTCTTTAACGTCGGGTACATGCTGTCGCCGGTTACGCGTATCGCAATTAAGTTTGATGCAGATAGTCGTTTCGCGGAGATCCACGCTACCGGCAGGCTCAGCATTGCATGATCCTCGTACTCAACATCGCCGCCGTGGCCGCCAATGCCCGCATGAATGTAGCGTGAGACAACCCGCACTCCAACAAAACTATTTGATTCATCATTGACAGAGACCTGGATGATCTCGCCTTCCGCCGTTGAGGTATGACCCGCACGCTGCATCGGGCCTGTGCCGTCGGTAAGCCATTGAGCAGACACATTGCATGCTGCGGCAAGTGCCGCAATCGTATTCGTTTCCGGGCCTTTTTTGCCAGAACCCTTGAGGATTCGGTTGATGGTGGGCTGGGGAATACCAGAAGCGCGGGCGAGCGCACTTTGCGACAGGATTCCTGCCTGCTGCATGGCCTGGTCGAGTCTGGTAGATATATTCATCCCGGGACTATACGCGCGCGTATATGTGTCACACAACAAGCTATTCATTCGTGTTTGCTTTTCTATCCGTTCGCGTATAGACTGCACGCATGGACAAAGACCCCTCAACTCTTCTCCGGGAACTTAAGTTAGCGACAGGTTGGAGTGAAACCCGCCTTGCCGCCGAGCTTAGGACGTCCCAGCCGACAGTTAACCGCATCCTGAACGGTCAGGCTCGCTGCTTGAGCACGACCCTCGGGGCGATCGCTGGACTGCACGCTAAGCAATGCGGGAGCGTTGAGCGCCGGTCCTCCGACAAGCCACTGGCATCTGTAGTCGCTGCGGGTCCGATCTCATAGGACCAAGCGAAACGTTCCTCTGTCGATGTAGCGGTAAGGGTCAGCAAAACGCCTGACCGAACGACGAGCGTCACCCGAATAACTAAGCCGGCAGTCCGTGGAAAGCGGTCGTATTTAACTGCGTCTTGAAAGTTGCACATAGGAAATAGTATTTGAGAAACGATTTCCAAATACTAAGCATCTTGGTCGAAAAGCAATACCCAAGCATTGGAAAGGAAAACTGTGGACCTCTTGTCCTGTTATCAAGAAATGATCAAGGTGCACGGCTGGAATGGCACGGCCGCTACGCTCGGCATGACTAAGTCGCAGCTTGAGGCGCGTGTGTACGAGGTCAAAGGCAGCGGCATGCGTGTGGACACCGCATTGCTGATCCAGGCTTACTCCGGCACCTCTCACTTCGCTCAAGCCGTCGCGGCGGCGACTGGCGGCGTGTTCGTCCAACTGCCTGAAGGCGAGGGCGTCACTGGCGAAGAATTGCACGGCAAGTTCCACGAGCTCTACGTCGAACTGGGGCGCCTATCCGCAACCTACACCGCCGCTATCGCCGATGGCGAGATCGACCGCCGTGAGCGCGAGGACCTGCAGGAGATCGCCCAGCAAATGCACAAGACCACTCAGGAGCTGATGGCCCTGATGTTCCAGATTTACTGCCGGCCAGCCGTGGCCGGTGTCCCACCGAATCGTTCCAATGACAGCTGATCTGCAACAAGACGAACAAGTGCACCAGGTTGAGTGGGAGGTATGCACTGACGTGCCGGCCTCTCGCAGCCCAGCAGAGAAAGCACGCATCCTCGCGCACCTGCAATGCATGCTGGCCGAGGCCCGCGCGATGAAGGGAGCAGATCATGCTGACGCGTGAGGAAGTCGTACAGCAAATGGCTGCGGAGGGGTTGCCCCGGCTGCCGGACGGCCACCCTGTCCTGAATGGCAAGGCGCAACGATTTGGCCCCAAGAAGAAGGCCTGGTACGTCCTGCGCGAAATCGAGCTCAAGTCTGGCCGCAAGGTTGTGACTGGTGCCTTTGGTATCTGGCAAGGGCAAAACCCGAACTCCATCCCGGTCAAAATGGACTGGGTCGGTCTGTCGCCAGAAGAGCGAGCCGAAGCCGAGCGCAAGCAGGCCGCGCATGAGCGCGCGGAAGCCGAGCGCAAACAGCGCAAGGCCGAGCTAGCCGCCGGCCGTGCTCGCCGGGATTGGGCCGCAGCAGCAGACAGCGATCAGCCGTCGCCGTATCTGGCGCGGAAGCGCGTAGGCAGCGAGAAAACTCGGGTCGACCAGGACGGCGTGCTGCTGGTCCCGGTCATGAAATACAGCGAAGCCGGTGCCGTGCTGGCCGGCCTGCAGCGCATCCAGCCGGACGGCGAGAAGCGGTTCAGCAGCGGCATCGATATGGTTGGCGGTGCCTGCCTGCTCGGCCGCCTCAGCGAGGAAACCCGGCTCATTGAAATCGGCGAAGGCTATGCGACCTGCGAGACCTCGCGCATGGCGACCGACTTCGATACGCCGGTCATGGTCGCGTTCAATGCCGGCAACCTGCTGGCGGTCGCAAAGCAGCTGCGCGCCGACTTCCCCGATGCTCACTTGCTGTTTCTGGCCGACGATGACATGCGCGTCGTCGCGCGCCTCGGTGAGTTCCTGCTCAAGGAGTACGACACCGAGTGGGAACCGGTCATCGACGGCGAAGACCACGATCTGGTGAGCGCCGGCGGCGACACCGTTTGCGTCCGTGCCACCTGGCGCGAGGATCCGACCAAGACGCCTTACATTGAGGCCGATGTGCGCGCGGGCCGCCGCGTCCAGCAGCTCAAGTTCGAGAACGCTGGCGTGTCCCGTTCGCGTGCGGCGGCTCGTGCTGTGGGCAATGCGTCCGTGGTGCTCCCCGTATTTGCCAGCCGCGCCGCCGACAGCAAGGAATCCGACTTCAATGACCTGTACTTGGCCGAATCTCTGGACGTCGTCCGTGAGCAGATACTGGCGGCGCGCTCCCGTGCCCTCACTGTTACCGAGGGACCGCAGCCTTCGGAGGCGGGCGAAGAGCCTCCAGCCTACTTGAGCGAAGCACCGCTGCCTGACGCGCCTCCTGTCGATGAGTCGCAGGATATCCAGGCCGACATGCGCGCGCCCACGCTGGAAATCCTGCTGGAACACTTTCAGCTCATCTACCCCACGACCGACGTATGGGATAGCCGGCGCAAGCAGCGCCTGAAGAAGTCGGCGTTCACGGCGTGGGTCGGCAAGGAACTGGCCGCCAGCTGGGAGAAGGCCCCAAATCGCCGCACCATTCTGCGCGATTCCCTTCCTACCCTTGTGGGCGGGAAGGCCGTCGAAGGCAACGGAAGTGGCGGCAAGCTGGGCGAGATGCTCGACAACCTCACGCTCCTGCGCGGCACCGAGACCGTGTGGGACGCGATCGGCCAGCAGGTGATGTCGCTTGGTGCCGTGCGCGCCGACTACACGGCCGAATTGACCGGCAAGTGGCAGGAGCATGCACAGCGCAAGACCATCGAGGCGCGCAACCTGGTGTTCGACCCGACGCAGCTGGCCGACCCGGTCAGCCACGTGAACATCTTCCTGGGCTGGCCGCTGAAGCCGAAGCACGATCCCGAGCTAATCAAGCCAATCCTCGCACTCCTGGCCTCGCTGTGCGACGCCGAGGATCGCGCCGACGAATACATGGAGTGGATCCTGCGCTGGCTAGCGTATCCGTTGCAGCACCCAGGCGCCAAGATGCAGACGGCGCTGCTGATGTTCGGCGAGAAGCAGGGCACCGGCAAGTCGCTGTTCTTCGAGGGCGTGATGCTCCCGATCTTCGGCGATTACGGCACGGTGGCCAGTCAACACCAGTTGGACTCGACCTTCACGTCGTGGCGCAGCAAGAAGCTGTTCGTCCTATTCGAGGAGGTGCTGTCGCGAGACGACAAGTACAGCCACAACGGCACGCTCAAGTACATGATCACCGGCAAGACCATGAACATCAACGAGAAGAACCTGCCGGCCCGGGACGAGCGCAACCACATGAACTCGGTGTTCCTCTCGAACGAGCCGCAGCCGATCCCGATCGAGCTGGAAGACAGGCGCTTCATGGTCATCGAGGCAAGGCGCAAGCAGGATCCGGCGTTTTACAACCAGGTCAAGGATGCGATCGCCAACGGCGCCATCGAAGCCTTCTACCACTTTCTGCTGACGCTGCCGCTGGACGACTTCAACGAGCACACCAAGCCACCCATGACGCTTGCCAAGGAGCGAGTGATCGAGTTCGGCCTGGCCGGCTGGATGTCATTCCACCGGGCCTGGAAGGACGGATACCTGGATGCGCCGTACTGCTCATGCCTGTCGGAGGACCTGTACATCATCTACAAGCGGTGGTGCGACAAGAGCGGGGAGAAGCCGCTCACCCTGTGCAAGTTCGCCGGCCTAATCGGTGGGCGTGAGCACAAGGCCAAGAAGAGCGTGGCCGTCGACAGCAAGCACAAGAAGACCAGGATGGTGTTCGTGGTCGAGAACGCCGATTTCCCGCACCCATTGGACGAGCAGATCGCCAAGTTCCGGGAGCTGGGCAAGGTCCGTGCGGACCGCGCATTGCAGGGTTATGCAGAGTAGTAATCAAACCCTGCAAGCCGCAAACCCGCATGGATAGTGGGTTTCAGCAGGGTATGTAGGGTTAGCCGGGTTTTGCGCACGTAGGCGCGAATAACGGTAGCAGGGGCGATGTGTTTTTTTTGACCGTCACATCATAAACAACCCTGCATGTGTGCATACCCTGCCAAGAAGCAGTATCCATGCGGGTTTCAGACTTGCAGGGTTTGAGAAGTAGGCGGCAAAGCCGGAAATTGAGAGGAGCAGGGCATGAGGATGAGTTTGAAGAGCAGCTTCCCCGCGGTGGCGAACCAAGTCACCGAACTGGGCCGTCGCGGTCCGATCGTTGCGGCCATCGCGCTGACACGTACGGGCAAGGATGTGCAGGACGCCATCAAGGCCGAGATGCGCTCGGTGTTCGATCGCCCGACCACGTACGCCGTGAACGGCACGTTCCTCAAGTCCGCCAACCGGAACCGCCTCGAGGCGCGCGTGTGGGTCAAGGATGACCCGTGGGGCAAGGGCACGCCGGCCGACCGCTTCCTCGGTCCGCAGATCTTCGGCGGTTCACGCGGTCAGAAGGGTATGGAGCGGATGCTTCAGGCGAACGGCATGATGCCGCAAGGCTGGTTCGCTGTTCCTGGTGCAGGCGCCGAACTGGACGCGAACGGCAACGTCCGCCGCGGCCAGATCCGCCAGGTGCTGTCCCAGCTCAAGGTGCAGCACGGTGCCGGCTACGAGTCGCGCGCCAGCGGCAGCCAGCGTTCGAACCGCACCATCGCGCGTCAGGGCGTCACCTACTTCGTTCTGCCGAACGGCAACAAGGGCCTGCTCCCGGGCGTGTACATAAAGCGCAAGTTCGCTCACGGGACCGCCATCAAGCCGGTCTTCATCTTCGTCCAGCAGACCCAGTACCAAAAGCGTCTGCGCTTCCACGAGGCGGGCCAGGCAACCATCGACGCGCGCTTCCCGGTGCACTGGGAGACCGAACTCAACCGGCCGCGGCCGGGTGGTGGCGGCAGCTGATGCCATGGCCGGCCCCCACCCCCGGGGTTAGGTTCTTCCTAGGGTAGGGCGGGCAAGGGTAATTCAGGCCACGTCATCGCACTAGCGGAACCGAAAAACATTTCCTGACAAACGACCTGACAACGAATCGACATGACGCAAAACCTGACAACCATCGCCGAGTGGGCCAAGCTGGTGGGCATCTCGCGCCAGTCCGCATACGAAGCAGTGACCAGGTGCGGGATCCCGGTCACCGACAAGAAGGTCGACCCGGACTACGCGACACACCTGTACCAGAAGAACACCCGCCCGCGCGCGAACGCCCAGCGACCTGCCTCCATGGCAAATGAGGCGCAGCCGACCGCCCCGGCGGGTGCGGGAGGTGCGGAGCCCGAGGTCAAGCCGGCCAAGGTGCCGGGCTACGACACGAGCCGCGCACGCCGGGAGGCAGCGGAGGCCGCAGCCGCGGAAATCAAGCTGGCCGAGATGTCGGGACAGTTCCTGCTCAAGTCCGACGTCGACGCGGCTGCGTTCGAGGCTGCACGTGCGCTGCGCGATGGGCTGATGAACTGCGCCCGTCGGATTGCTGCAGACGTGGCGCCATTGCGCACCGCCGAGGAGTGTGAGGACGTGATCGATCGCGAACACCGGGCGCTGCTCGAAAGCTTGGCGCATACCTTTGGCGAGCGCCTGGGTGTCCAGCTGGAGGCGCACGTCGAATGATTGGCCTGACGCCACCTACGCACGTACTGCACCCCGCCATTTCGCGGGGACTGCTGCCCGACCCGAACATGACCGTCGATGCCTGGGCTGACGCGCACATGATCATCCCGAAAGAGTCCGGTGCAAATGAGTCGGGCAAGTACCGCACCGACCGCACGCCGCACGCGCGGGAGGTCATGCGCGCGCTGTCCGACAACCACCCCTGCAAGGTGGTTGCGCTGATGGGGGCATCGCAGATGCTCAAGACGCAAGTTGGCCTGAACTGGTTCTGCTGCTCGGTGCATCAGTCGCCAGCGAACTTCCTGTGGATCCTGCCAACCGGCAAGCTCGCAAAGCGTACAAGCGCTCGCGTCAGCAAGACCATCGCCGCAGTGCCGCCTGTCCGGGAGCGCGTCGCCGCACCTCGCGCACGCGATTCGGTCAATACGCTCGACACCAAGGAATACATCGGTGGCTCGTTGCATATCGTGACGGCTGGCGCTGCCGCCAACCTTTCCGAGATCCCGGCGCGCCGCGTGCTGTTCGATGAGGTCGACCGGGCGGACAATAACGTCAACGGCGAGGGTGACCCCGTCGCGCTGGCGAAAGCGCGCCAGACAACATTCGAACGCAATCGCAAGAGCTATTTCCCAAGCTCGCCAACCGTCGCTGGGCGGTCGATCATCCATGGCCTCTACTTGCAAGGAACCCAGCGTGAGGCGCTGGCAGACTGCGTGCACTGCGGCCATGAGCAGCCGCTGGTGTTCGAGCGTCTCCAGGAGGATGACGATGGCCGTGCATGCTATCCGTGCGCCGACTGCGGGGCGATGATGTACGAGACCGACAAGAACCGCATGTTCGTCCGCGGCGCGTGGTCTACCGGCGTGGCCGGGGATGGCGAGACCGAGAGCTTCACCATCAGCGCGATGTTCGCGCCGTACGGCTGGTTGCCGTGGAAGGCGCTGTTGCTCGAGTACCGCGCCGCCCGGGCCAAGCTGGATGAGGGCAGCGACGAACTGATGATCGTGTTCTACAACACGCGTCTGGCCCGCTGCTGGGAGCGGAAGAAGGAGCAGACCAAAGCGTCCGAGCTGAAGGCTCGGGCCGGCGGCTATAAGCTGGGTACGGTGCCGATGGGTGGCCTGATCTTGGCTGGCACTGTAGACACTCAGAACGACCGCCTGGAACTAAAGGTAAAGGCTTGGGGTGAAGGCATGGAAGGCTGGATCGTTGATTACCAGGTGGTGTGGGGATCGCCGACCGAGCAAGCTACCTGGGACAAACTCGACGTGCTATTGCATGGGAAGTACCGGCATGCTGGCGGTCGGGATCTTGGCATATCCGCGACATTTATTGACTCGGGCGGTGGACATACGAGCGAGGTGTACAACTTTACTCGTACGCGCCAGCACCGGCATATCTATGCAGTGAAGGGCCATTCGATACCCAATAAGCCGATCCTCGCCGCGAAGCCGACGCTCGTCGACGTGAACTGGATGGGCAAGGTTGTGCCACACGGCGCGAAGCTGTGGATGATCGGTACAGATACCGCAAAGGATTATTTGTCGAAGCGATATCACTTGGCTGAGGGACCAGGCGCAACGCATTTCCCTGAGGGGTTGCCTGATGATTACTTCGACCAACTCACGGCCGAGTACAGCATTACTGTCTGGAAGCGCGGCCGGAAGGTAAGCGTGTGGGAAAAAAAGAAGAATGATCGCAACGAGGCCGGCGACCTCATGGTCTACAACTTGGCCGCGGCTTATTACCTGGGGCTGCACAAGAAGACCGCCAGCCAATGGCAGCTGGTGCGCGAGATTGTCGTGCCGAGCATGCCCGACCTGTTCAGTGAGCCGCCGGCGATCGCGCTGCCCGCTGTCGCCGAGGCCGCCACCACCAACCCGATTGCACCCGTATCAACCGCCGCACCACTACAAGCACAAGAACCATGGAAACCGAAACCGCAATCGAACCCACTCCCCCAGCCGCGCCGGCCAGCCGGGAGACAGTGGTGAGTACGGAGCTGCTCGATGATCCCGACCTGATCGATTCGATTTTTGCGTTCATCGCAATCGAGTTTCCGGAGATGAAAGAGCGCGCAGCCGAGCTCAAGCAAATGACACGGCGGGAATTCGCCGGCATTGAGACTTACATCCCGCGCCGCCCGAAAGCAGAACGCGACCGGATCATGCTGGAAGTAATGCGGCTATTCAACGGGCGGAACGCGACTGAAATTGCTCGACGCTTAAAGATTAGTAGAGCGTCAGTCTACAGAATTATAAAGACAGATGGAAGTCGTTGAGTTATCAGCGGTTTCATTTGTCGTTGCTGCCTAATTTTCCTGAAACAAATTCGGTCAGAATTTTTAGCGTTGCAGCATTACTTCCCTGCTCAGCCTTTGCCTTCTCAAGCTCGACTGTCGTTTGGTTTTTTAAGAGTATATGATTTCTCTCGGTGGTGGAAAATGATGCAAGTACCGATTTAATTATTTCGTTGTCCTTCGTTCGCATCGCAGCTCCCAGCGCTGCGTATTTCGCCTCGATATTGGTTACTTCATTCTGGAAGTACTTGATTTCCTGAAGGCTGTTGCGATATAGGCTTAGGAAGAAGTAGGCGAATATTTGTATCATTAGCGCTAATCCTGCTCGCGGTAGAAAATAATTCAATAGAGTTAGGGTTTCATCATTTCCTGTGGTTTGGAAATATACGCTAATGCCCAGAATAATTAAGCCCACGAGCGATGTCATGCCGCCGAGTATGAGATTCAGGTTGCCACGTCTACCTAAATCGAATATTTCTGTTTCGATTCGCTCACGAGCAAGGGTTAGTTGGGAGAAATCAACCTCTTGACTTAGAGATTCAAATGCTCGATCTGATGCTCGCGATTCGATATCGTCCAGTATAGCATCGCTAGCGCGTCTTTCAATTTGAGCGCGTATTTCAGAGGCTAGATCATTTCTAAACTCTTCTGGTACGAGATCGGCTGTGGAATTTTGATCGAACTTTTCGTGAAGCGTTTCGATGTTTTCCTTTATTTCATCTAGGGCGAGCTGGGTTTCGGATCGCAGTTTGTTGATTTCATCGTTTAGAGCGTTTTGGCGCAATTTCGACTGGTTGCTAACTCTATTTTTGAGAGTGGGCTCAAGATAGGCCTGCATTAGAACGAATATCGGAAGCATGAGTATTAAGAACCCAGCTACTTGGAGTAAAGCTTTAAGAGCAGGATGTAGGCCTAAATTGTAAAATTGCAGTGTTGCAATGATCGAGATTCCGATCGCGACAATAATTAGGATGAGGGAGTAAAGAAGACGGGTGCGCCGTTGTTCTTCTGTGCGATCGACGTAGGTGATAGACATTTTAATTGTTGACTAAGTAGGTTTCGAATTTTCGCATTTTTTATCAGAATGTCAAGGAGCTAGAGTAGGCACCGGGAGATCGTCTCAGTTTTCCGAGAAATGAGACAGTCATGCCGTTACTGTTGGCTCATGGCTATCTCTCAAAACGACCTCGACGCGCTGGACGCTGCGATCGCCTCGGGCGCACTATCGGTGGTGTTCGACGGCCGCAGTATCACCTACCAGAACACCGCACAGATGATCGCCGCGCGCGATCACACCGCGAAGGTTCTCAGCGGCAGCTTACAGAACCGCGGCCCGCGCTTGTTCCGGTTTGGTTTCACCACACATAGGGGCGACTGATGCGCAACATCATCGATCGCATCATCGGCTACGTGAATCCGCACGCCGGGATTGCCCGGCACTTCGCCCGTCGTCAGCTGCAGCGTGCATACGAGGCGGCCAGCCCGCGCGACACATGGCGGCCGCGTCGCGCCGGCGCGAGCGCCAATGCAGACCACCAGGCGGACGCCCGCACGCTACGCGTGAAGGCGCGCGCCCTGGTGCAGAACGTCCCCTACATCTGGGCGGGCCTGGACGGCTTGGTCGCGGCCACGGTCGGCGAGGGGATCGTTCCCCGCGCGACGGGGCCGGAGCGGGTGCGGATCAACCAACTGCTCAAGGACTGGTGGAAGGTGTGCGATGCCGATGGCCGCTTCGACTACTTCGGCCTGATCAAGGCTGCATACTGGGCCATGGAGCAGGATGGCGAGGTGCTGGTGCGAAAGCGCACGCGCCGCGTTTCCGATGGCTTGCCTGTGCCGCTTCAGCTGCAGCTGCTTGAGATCGACTGGCTCGACAGCGCCCGGTCGGGCACGCTCAATGGCAACCAGATCGTCAACGGAATCGAGTACGACATGCTCGGCGCCGTCGCCGCGTACTACCTGTGGGACCAGCATCCCGGCGATATCGCTGTCGCTCGGGGCCGCGCGCAAAGCCAGCGCGTTCCTGCGAACCAGATCATCCACCTGTTCAACCCGGCTCGCCCGGGCCAGGGGCGCGGCTTCACGCGCCTGGCTCCGGTGATCGCCCGCGTGCGCGACCTGCAGCTGTATGAGGACGCCGAGATCGCGCGCAAGAACCTGGAAAGCCGCTTGTCGGTCTTGGCAAGTGGCGACATGAATGCGATGGACAATCCGGCGTCGATGGGCGGCGCGGGCGAGGCGCAGGGTGGTGGCGTACGTGACCTGGGCGAGCTGGGCGGCGGTAACATCTTCGGGATGCCGAGCGGGCTCAACTTCACCGTCGTCGAGCCGAAGGCCGCGCCGGGCTACGTGGAGTACGTCAAGTTTGCCTTGCACCTCATCGCCGCCGGTATCGGGGTTCCCTACCATTTGATGACGGGTGATCTGAACCAAGTCAATTTTAGTGGTGCGCGGGTGCGCATCCTGGACTTCCGCCGTTCGGTCCGGCAGATGCAATGGCTGACCCTCATCCCCAAGCTGCTGGTCCCGATCCACGACGCTTTCGTCGAGCATGCGTACCTGGCAGGCCTGATCAAGGTGGCCGACAAGTCGGTCGACTTCAGTCCGCCCAAGTGGGACTACGTCAATCCTGAACAAGAAGTGAAGGCCGACCAGGTCGAGATCGCGGCCGGCCTCTGCAGCATCAGCGAGAAGATCCGCCAGCGCGGCTACGACCCAGAAGTCGTCCATGCTGAGATGAAGGCCGATATCGACCGGCTGCGCGCGATGGGCATCCTGGATGTGGTGCTGTTCATGCAGCGTGGCAACCTCCCGACTGCGGGCAACGGCAAGGATGACAGTGCTGCTCAGCCCGCATGACGCGGGGGTGATGACGCTCAAACTAAATTTCTAAGGAAGAACTATGACGCAGCAATTTTCCATGGCAGTGCGCAACGCCCGTCTTGACGCGATCGAGCAAACTATTGGCGCATCGCCGAAGTTGCGTTTCTACAGCGGGGGCCAGCCGGCCAGCTGCGCTGCAGCGCGCTCAGGCACGCTGCTTGCCGAGCTGGCCCTGCCGTCCGACTGGATGGCTCAGGCCGCAAATGGCTCGAAAGCGTTCGCCGGCAGCTGGTCCGGCGCGGGTGCCGCAGCGGCAGGCGCAGGCACGAACATCGGCCATTTCGCCATTATGGACACGACGGGCGCAGCCTGCCACCACCAGGGCAAGGTCGGCGCTACCGGCGATGCCACGGCCGACATGACGGTCGACAACCTGAACCTGGCACAAGGCCAGGCGATCTCGGTTACCGCGTTCACGCTGACCGACGGTAACGCGTGATGAAGCGCTACTGCCTGGCCGACCTGATCGGCGACGGCACGTCGGACACCAATGAATGGCGCCCGAGCGTGGCCAATTACCGGATTGGCTGGGGCTGGTCCTGTCCGATGGGGGCCAACGGCGTCCCATTAAACAACTGGGGGCTGGTCGAGGTGTTCAACGAATCCCCGGAGGCGATCGCGACGATGGGGAAAGATCCTTCCATTGATCTTCTGCCCAATATCCCGCACGATACGCCGCTGGCAAGCATTGATACCACGCGCGTCATTGTCGCGCTGACGCGGCGGAACATCGGGCGTGATGTTCTGGATCGGGCCCGGACTTTTGGCGAGCTGCTGGCCAACATCGCCGCGCGCGCCGCAGCGCTGGAATAACGCATGGCGGCTGTAACGTTCCTGTCGGAAGACTTCGTAGCGCCTGACGGCGTGCTCCTTGAGGACATTGGTACGGGTCTCGCGCGCTCGACCGTCTCCGGCGGTAACGGTGCGATGCAGGTCATGGGTGGTCGGGCGTCGATGAGTTCCTCCGCAAACGCTGTCTATTGCTGGGGTGAGAATCCCGCGCCGAGCCCAGATTACGAGGTGAGTGCAAAGCACTATTTCGCGAGTGCTGCGGGTAACCCTTCGGTAGGTGTCTGTGGTCGAATGGCTGGCCCCGGCGGCGCGCCTCTAACGTTCTACCAAGCGCGATTTGTCAACAACACCTCCGGCCTGGTGCTGGCGCGGTTCCTCAACGGCACCACGGTCACGCTGCTGTCGACGCCGATGAACTATCCGGCGGGCGCTGAGCCACTGTTGACTCTCAAGATGGAGGGCGACCAGCTCAGCGTGCTTGTTGACGGTGTCGTCCTTCTTGGGCCGCATACCGATGCGACGATTCCGGACGCCGGCTACGTCGGAATTCGCATGGCCAGCGCGAACGTCAACCAGATCCGGATCGACGAAGTCCGCGCGCGGACGATTGATGACGGGCCGAGCCCCATTGGCGGCAGCCTGAGCGCGACCCTAGAAGCTGCGATAGTCAGCAGCTCTGTCCAGATCCACGTTGCCAGCTCACTCTCCAGCGTGCTCGCCTCGGCGACCCTGGCGTCGGCGGCCGCTCTCGCGTCGACGGCTGACTTGACGAAGACCCTGTCGCCGGCCGTGCTCTCAGCCAGGGCCTCCGTCGAGGCCGAGCTGCCTGGTCCTGACGGCATTGAAGGCGCGCTATCGAAAATACTGGCCGGCGCCACCCTTGCGGCGACGGCCAGCGTGGCGGTCAAGGGTGCTCTGTCGTCGACCCTCGCTGGCGCGGCACTCGCTGCAACGGCGAGGACGGCGACAGCACTCGATATTTTAGAGGTGCATTCGTCTCGCGTCGTCGTGTTCGGCGGGAGTGGAAGCAGGGTGGTCGTGTTCGAAGGAAGCGGTAGCCGGGTCGTCGTATTCGAAGGAAGTGGAAAAAGGATAAGGATCAAACAGATGGATGTGAAAGTACCAATCAAGGACGGTTCAAAATGGAAGGTGGATAGGGACCGGGACGAGATCAGCTACTACGCAGCCGATATCACGGACGAACTACGAGATCGGAATACGACCGCGGTCCAGAGCGAGGTTGTCGCGCTGCCCTATGGCGTCGAGGTTCTGGAGGAAGCGCAAATTCAGATTGCGACGATCGAAGGTATCGAACGCACCTTCGTTGTCGTGAAGCTTGGCGGCGTCGACGGCGAATTACCCGACGACTGGCGTTGGGTCGCTCGAGTACCCTGCGCGAACGGCGAGCGCTTCGACAAAACAACTTGGTTCAATGAGGTGGATCCCTGATGATCAACATTGCTGACAACCAGATCGTGCGGGAACAGGTCAAGCGGCTTCCGTCGGACCCGGCGGCGCAGAAAGATAGCAGCGCGCAGAGTGTCGTCCCGCCAGTCACGCCGGCATATCCGGCGAAGAGCATGGTCCTCGAAGGTGGACGCTACTACGCTTCCAAGACCGAAAAGTAGCGCTGCCGAAAAATTGTCTCAGTTTTCCGAGAATTGAGACAGTGCAATACGTAGAGTGGGCTGCATGACGACGCCCACCACTACTCCGCAAACCCGTTCGGCAACCGATCCGCGCAACATGCCCTCGCTCTCCCGCGAGGCGCAGTTGGTGCCGACCACCTACAACGAAGCCGACAACACGATCGAAGTAGTTTGGACGACCGGCTCGCGGGTCCGACGCTATGACTGGTGGACCGACAAACCGTACGAGGAGGAATTGGCTGTCACGCCGGAAGCCGTTGACATGACGCGCTTCGACGCCGGTACTGTCCAGGTCATCGACAACCACCGCATGCACGGTGGCGTCCAGTCGATCATCGGCATCGCGATCAGCGGCACCATCGCCAATGGCGAAGGCCGCGCCGTGTTGCGGCTGTCGACGCGCCCGGAGATGGCTGGCATCGTCGCCGATATCACGGCCGGCATCATCCGTTCGATCTCGTTCGGCTACAACATCACGACCTTCGAAATTACCCGCGCAATCGACCGCACCGATGGCGTGAACATGGACCTCTATCGCGCCGTACGGTGGCAGCCGTTCGAAATCAGCTTTGTCACCGTCCCGGCCGACGCCGAGGCCAGCACGCGTAGCGCGCCGGTCAATGGCATCCCATGCGAATTCATCACCCGGGCGCCCGCCCAATCCGTTCCATCCAACCAGGAAGACAACATGACCATTGCTACCCAGCCGGGCGCCCAGAACCCAGCGCCTACTCCTGCCACCCGTGGCGCTGATCCGGCCCCAGCACCGGCTGCACCCCCAGCAGCCGACGACGCTGCCACGCGCGCTGCCAATGAAGCGGCCACCCGCGCAGCTGACATCACCGAGCTGTGCGCACGCCATGGCGTGAGCAACCTGGCTGCCGGCCTGATCCGCAGCGGCAACTCGCTCGACCAAGCTCGCAGCGCGGTGCTGGACGAGATGGCGCGCAACGATGCCGCTCGCGGCGGTCACCAGAACGTTCGCATCCAGGTGGTCGGCAGCGAGTACGAAGTTCGCATGGCCGGCATCGAGGAAGCGATCATGCACCGCATCCACGCCGGCGCCAAGCTGACCGACAATGGCCGCCAGTACCGTGGCCTGAGCCTGATCGAGCTGGGCCGCGACTTCCTCGAATCGCAGGGCGTCTCGACGCGCGGCATGGATCGCATGCGCCTGGCGACCGAGATCCTGCATTTCCGCTCGGGCGCCCACGGCACCAGCGATTTCGCGACCCTGTTCGCAAACGTCGCGAACAAGCGGATGCGCGACGCGTACCAGGAAAACGCCGGCACCTACACCCAGTGGGCACGTCGCGCGCCGAACGCGCCAGACTTCAAGAACATCAACATAGTGCAGATGTCGGGCGCACCCGAGCTGCTGCAAACCAATGAGCACGGCGAGTTCAAGTACGGCACGATGAAGGATGCCGGCACCTCGTACGCGCTGGTGACCTATGGCCGCATGGTTTCGCTGACCCGCCAGGCCATCATCAACGACGATCTGCGCGCCTTCGAGCGCCTCGTGACCGCGTTCGGTGCAAGCTCCAGCCGCCTGGAAAACCGTCTGGTGTACAGCCAACTGGCCGGCAACCCGATGATGGGGGATGGCAAGGAGCTGTTTCACGCGGACCACAAGAACCTGGCAACCGGCGCGGGCTCGGGCCTGGCGCTGGCAACGCTGAAGGCAGGCCGTACTGCAATGCGCCTGCAAAAAGGGCTGGCCGGCGAGGAGCTGAATCTGGCGCCGAACTTCCTGATCGTCCCGGCGACCTTGGAACAGGATGCCTACCAGCTGACCAGCGCAAACTATGTTCCGGCCAAACAGACCGATGTGAACGAATTCCGCGCTGGTGGCCGTACTGCAGTCGAGCCAATCGTCGAGCCGATTCTGGACGGCATGAGCGAGACCGCCTGGTTCCTGGCGAGTAGCAACAGCCAGGTCGACACCGTCGAGTACTGCTACCTCGAAGGCGCGGAGGGTCCGGTCATCGAGAGCCAGACTGGCTTCGAAGTGGATGGCGTCACTTGGAAATGCCGCCTCGACTTCGCCGCCAAAGCCGTCGACCACCGCGGCCTGTACCAGGGCGCCGGCAAGTAAGCCGATCCGGTCACCACTATCACGGAAACCACATCATGAAGAACTTCATTCAGCCCGGCAAGGTCGTCACCGTTACCGCGCCTGCGAACCTTGTCAGCGGCCAAGGCGCCTTGGTCGGCGCAATTTTCGGTGTCGCTGCGACCGATGCGTTGCAGGGCGCTCCCGTCGAAATCGTCCGCGAGGGCATCTTTGCCCTGGGCGCGGTCACGGCCGACACCCTCGTCACCGGCGAGAAGGTGTACTGGGACAACACCGCGAAGCGTATCACCAAGACTGCGACCAACAACGTCCTGGTCGGCGCGGCTGCTGCTCCTAAGAGCGGCACCGAGACCAGCGCAACGGTGCTGCTCGACGGCGTCATCCGCTAAGTCCCCGCCGTGCTCTTCGCCAACCTCGAAGCGACCGTCAACAGCTTGGTGCTGAACCACCTGGCAAACGTGCAGGTGGAGATCGGCGGCGTGCTGGTGCCCGGCATCTTCCGGAAGCCAAGTTCGACGGATTCCCTCGGCGTTGGCGCGGCCAACACCAGCCCATCGGTCCAGGTGGCATCGAGCGCTGTCATGGCCGAGCCGGTGGGTAAGCGGATCTCGATCGCCGGTGTGGCGTACGTGATCATCGAGCCGCAGCCGGACGGCACCGGCCTGACGACGCTGATCGTCGAGTGCACTCAATGAGCACCGCCTTCTTCAAGGCGGTTGCTGCTGTGATTACTCAGCTGCAGATGGACCCGCCTGTATGCAAGTCCATCCACCGAGCGCGGACCAACGTCTTCCCGGAGCAGGAGGCTGAGGCTGTCAGCGTCCAGTGGGAGCAGGCGCTGCCGGGGCAGGGGACGATCAACGGCGCTCCGATCGATTGGTCGACGCGGATCACCGTGGAGCTCTATGCGCGCAGTGTCGTCGATAGCGGCGATGTGGCGGTTGACCCGCTGCTTGAGCGCGTCGTCGAGCGCCTGGCCGCCGATCCAACGCTGGGAGGTGTGGTGAGCGACCTGGTGCTCGCGGGTGTGGAGGCCGAGAACACGGCCGAAGGAAAGAAAACCGGATGGGTGCGGCTGATCTACACAGCCGACCATCGCACGTACAACGGCAACCTCAATTGATCATGAAGACCGATACCGATTTCGAAAAGAAACCCGTCGCGGCCACGCCGGCTCGCGACATCCCTCCACCGCCAGGCGGCGGTCAATGGCGCTTCGACGACGTGCGCTGGGAGTGGATCGACATCAACCCGCAGCCGGAACCGGCCGCTCACCCGAACCAGGAGTAATCGATGCCTCGCCTTATCAAAAACACCGTCGTGACCGCCAAGGTGGAAACGACTCCTGGTACTGACGCGGCGCCAAGTGGCGCAGCCAACGCCATCCTGCTCTCGGAGGCCACCGTCACGCCGCTGGACGCTCAGGGCATCGACCGCGCGCTGATCCGTGGCTACTTCGGCGGCAGCGAGCAACTGGTCGGCCCCGGCAGCGTCAAGGTGTCGTATGCGGTCGAGCTGGCCGGTTCCGGCACGGCTGCGACGCCGCCGGCCTGGGGCCAGCTGCTGCTGGGCTGCGCGGCAGCGGAGGGCCAGCTCACCACCCCGGCCCGTATCGAGTACACGCCAGTGTCGTCTGCCCTGAAGACCCTGACCCAGTACTACTACGACGACGGCGTCCTGCACAAGCTGCTGGGCGCAATGGGTAACTGCACCCTGTCGGCAAAGATCGGCGAACGCCCGATGCTGCGCTTCGAATGGACCGGCTTGGACGGCGGGATCGTCGCAACCCCAAACGTCGCACCGACCTTCACGCCCTGGAAGAAGCCGGTCGCTATGACCAAGGCAAACGTCATCGACATCACGCTGGGCTGCACCTATGCGGCTGGCGCGCTGACTGGCGGCACTGTGTACAACAGCACTGGCCTGGAGCTGAACTTCGGGAACGTCGTGAACTTCAGCGCGATGCTCACGACCGAGACGGTCGACATCTCGGACCGCCAGTCGACGGCGACGCTCGAACTTGAGCTGACCGCGGCGCAGGAAGTGGCGCTCATGGAAAAGGTCAAGGCGAACGAGACGCAAAGCCTGGGCTTCACCATCGGCACGGCCACCGGCAACAAGGCCATCATCTTCGCGCCCGCCGCGCAGCTGACCAATCCGCGCAAGTCGGAACTCAACGGTAAGCGCCTGATCGGCTTCGACGTGCGTCTCATGCCGGTCAACGGCAACGATGAATGGCGCTTCGTCTGCGTGTAACGAATTACTCACACTGAAAGGAAACGCGATGGCGTTCATTCTGAAAAAGCTCAACAAACTGCCGGTCAAGGTCAAGGGCAGCCTGCCTGGTGAAGACGGCAATCCGGTGCACTTCGACTTCGTTCTGAACTGCAGGCGCCTTACCCAGAGCGAAATCGATCTGGTCATGAAGGACAAGAAGGGCGAGGTCACTGGCTTCGTCAAGAGCGTCGCCGAGGGCTGGAGCCTTGTGCTCGATGAGGAAGGTAATGCTGTTCCGTTCTCCACCGAACAGCTCGATGCGCAGCTGGAAAATCCCGGCCTGCCAGTCCTGATCATGCATTCCTATCTGGAACAGGTCTCCGCCACCGCAAAAAACTAACCGAGGTCGTGCGCCTTATGGCGCGCGGCCAAATCGAGTTTGGGGGCAACGAGCGCGCCGACATGGAGCGCGCCAACGATGCCCTTGCCGCTTTGGGCCTTTATGTTGAAGGCGGCTTGCAACTGGAGCAAGACGAATATTGGCTCTGGCCTGAGAACGACGAAGCCTTTGGTTTCTGGCTGGCGGTTCAAACCCAGTGGAATGCCGGCATGGGCGGGGCCACGGGGCTGAACTATTCCGGCGTCGAAGTCTGCCTGCGCTTGCGCGGGCTGAAGAAGAAAATTCGTCAGCATATGTTCCTGCTGATTCAAATGATGGAACGAGCGTGCCTTGAAGAATGGGCGCGCCAACGTAAGACCTAGGGATCAAGACGATGGTAACTCCACGCGCACTCATTGAAATGGTTGTCGACGGCGCTGCCGAAAGCCGGCGTAGGGTCGAGAGCGTCGCAGACGTACTTCGTCGGATGAACGGGCAGTCGCTGCAGAACCTGTCCAATCAGGTAGGTGGGCTGAACGATCGCATCTCCGGCTTGCAGGCGACTATCGGCAATGTCACGTCATTCGCTATCGCGGGCGTGTCGCTGGCAACCTTGGGCAACAAGGTCGTTGGCGTGCTCGATTCGATGGGGGAGCTGGACGACCTTTCGCAGAAAATTGGCACGAGTGTTGAAAGTCTGTCGCGCATCCAGAAGGTTGCAAAGGTGTTTGGTGTGGACTTCGCTGGCAGCGTCGATCCTGCATTAGTGAAATTCAGTCGTGGTCTGACAAGCGTCGACGAGAAGTCGAGCAAGACGGCAAAGGCGCTGGCTGCGATTGGTGTGTCCGCTAAGGATAGCGCCGGCAAGTTGCGTGACCCTGGCGAGGTCATGATTGAGGTTGCCAAGAACCTCCAGCGATATGAAGACGGTGCCGGGAAGGCAGCTGTCGTAACGGACTTGTTCGGCAAATCGGGTGCAGACCTGATGCCGTTCCTCAACGACCTCGCCGAGAACGTTGACAACTTTTCTGCCGTGACGCCTGAAGCGGTCAAGCAGGCTACTGGGCTGCAGGACAAGTTTGGGTTCCTCGCCCAGCGTACCGATGAAGCGTTCACTTCGATGGTCACGGTTGCTCTGCCGGCCATGTCCGACTTGGCAGAGGGATTCACCGACGTCATGAAATCGGAAGATGATCTCGTTAATAAGAGCGGGCTCGGCGAGTGGGCCGACAATCTTGCCGTAGGTTTGGCGCGTGTGGCCGATGTAGCATTTCTCATCCCACGCGCGTTATCAACCGTCTCTAGTAGCTTCGGTGTCGTTGGTGAGGACATCAAAGTAATTCAGAAAATGGCAGAGGTGGCCAATCCGCTCAATGCCGCAAAAATGGTGCTGAATGGCCGCAGCCCGACGATGGAGCTCCAAAAAGTAATCGCAGAGCGTAATAGTGTCCTGGACTCCGCAAACAAGAAATACGAGGATCTGTGGGACAAGCCCGCAAACCTGTTTGAGCAGGCGGTGCTTAAGCGAATCTCCAACCGTGTGACTGACGCGGCCAGGCCACCCGCGCCACCGCCGGAGGATGGCAAAGACCTCAACTACAACTCAGGCAATGATGAGGCGGCAAAGGACGCTGAACGCCAAGCCGAGGCTTACGAAAACCTCACGCGCGCCATCCAGGCGAAGATCGCTCAAACCAAGATCGAGATCAACAGCAGTGCGCCACTGGCGGCCAGCCAGCAGGAGCAGATTAACCTGGCGCAGCAGCTGGCTGCGATGAAGGTCAAGTTGAGCCCGGTCCAGCGCGCGCACGTCGACATGATGATTCAGGAGTATGTCACCAACCTGGAGGTCATCGAGTCGAACAAGCGTGCCGAGGAAGGCTTCACCAGCTGGAACAAGACCCGCACCGAATACGCCGCCGCCGCGGCGAAGACGATCCAGGATGCGGAGACGGAAGCGACCCGCAGCGAAGAACTGGCGCGCACCTTCGGCAAGACCCGAAGCGAGATCGCCTCGCTCGAACTCGCGCGCCTGGAGGAGCAGTTGGCCCAGCGCGCATCGACCGGGCTCACGCTCGACGAGATCGAGAACCTGGAAAAGCTGATCGCAGCGAAGAAGCGCAGCTCGGCGGCCCTGAGCAGTGTCGAGACGATGGAAGCCGGCCGGAAGGCAGCCGAGTCGCTGGATGAGTTCCTGGACCCAGCCAAAGCACAGACCTTCGGCGAGGCGCTGCGCGAATCCCTGGGCGGGGCCGGCACGGCCTTGTCAGCGCTGACCGCCTCGCTGGACGGCTTCGGCACGCGTCAGGCGGAGATCGACGAGCAGCGGAAGAACGCGGCCCTGGCCCTCGCCACCGGCCAGCGTACCGAAATGCAGAACCTGCAGGACTTGGCGCGCCTCAACGAGATGGAAGCCAAGAACCGGATGCAGGGTTACGGCGACATGGCGGGTGCTGCGGCCGGCTTCTTTGGCGAGCAGAGCCGCGGCTACCAAACCCTGATGACGGTCTCCAAGGTCTTTCACGCCGCCGAGTTGGCGATGACGATGGCCGAGCTGGTGCCGAAAGGCATCGCGGCCGTCCTCAACCAGGGCAGCGGCGACCCCTACACGGCCTTCGGGCGGATGGCGGCGATGGCCGCTGTCGTCGCCGGGCTTGGCGTCGCCATCGGCGGTGTGTCCGGCGGCAGCGGCATGAGCCTGTCGGAGTCCCGGCAGAAGGCGCAGGGCACGGGCACCGTGCTGGGCTCGGACGCCAAGTCCGACTCGATCGCACGCGCACTCTCGCAGATCGAGCAGTCGACGCAGGACAACCTGGGCGTCAGCAACGAGATGCTGATCTCGCTGCGCAACATCGAGTCGGGCATCGGCCAGTTCGCATCGCTTCTGGTGCGCACCACCGGCGTGACCGGTGACTTTGGATCGGAGTACAACAAGAACGTCTTCGACGCGAAAGCGATCGGGATCGGTGGCGCCCTTGGCGGCGGCGTGCTGGGAGCAATGGGTGGCGCATACGTTGGCATGGGCACCAGCCAGATCGGCATGCTGCTTGGCGGCCCGGTCGGCATGGCCTTGGGTGCTGCCCTCGGCGCGGTCATCGGAAAGACCTTCATCGGCAAGGCGCTGGGGAGCGTCTTCGGCGGCAAGCAAACCGTCGAGGATACCGGCTTCACCTTCGACCCGACGAACTTCTCCAGCATCGCCGCGGGCTCGCTCGCCGCGATGCAGTATGCCGACATCAAGAAAGACGGCGGCTGGTTCCGTAGCGACAAGACCAGCACCCAAACCGCGCCACTCGGTGCGGAGGGCAATCGCCAGATCACCGGCGTCCTCCTGTCCTTGTACGACACTGTGTTTGAGGCCGGCCAGATCCTCGGCCTGGGCGCCGACAGCTTCAACGCGCAGCTCAGCCAGTTCGTGGTCGACATCGGCAAGGTCAGCCTGAAGGGCAAGACGGACGACGAGATCCAGAAGGAACTGTCGGCCGTCTTCTCGAAGGTCGGCGACAACCTGGCCGCGTTCGGGGTGGCCGGCCTGGAGCAGTTCCAGCAGGTGGGGGAAGGCTACCTGGAGACGCTCGCGCGCGTGGCGTCGAACTATGCCGGCCTTGACGCGATCATGGCGTCCATCGGGCGCACGGTCGGCGCTGCCGGCATCGACAGCCTGGCGGCCCGCGAGCGCCTAATCAGCCTGTCCGGTGGGATCAGCTCGCTGGCCGACCAGGCCGGCACGTTCGCCCAAGAGTTCCTGACCGAGGCCGAGCGCCTGGCGCCAGTCCAGAAGCACGTCGTCGGCCAACTGGCCGACATGGGCCTGGCTTGGGTGGACACGCGCGACGAGTTCAAGAACGTCATCCTGGGCCTGAACCTGACGACCGAGGCGGGCGCCAAGCAGTACACGTCGCTGATGTCGCTGGCCGAGGCGTTCGCCCAGGTGTACCCGGCGACCGAAGACCTGACCAAGTCGATGCAGGAGATTGCCGACGAGCGCAAGAGCCTGCAGGACCGGCTCGACGAGATGACGATGACCCGCGAGCAGCTGCTCGCGAAGGAGCGCGCGACGATCCACGAGAGCAATCTGCCGCTGTGGGACCGCATCCAGTCGCTGCAGGCGGAAGCCTCGGCTGCCGAGGCCGCAACTGCGGCGGCGCAGGCGGCGCAGCAGGTGGCCGCCGCCCTGATGGGCAACGTCGACAGCACCTTCTCGGTGCTACAGCGCGTGGTCGAGCGCGAGAAGGCGGCGCTGCAATCGCAGATCGCCAACCATACCGAGGCAGCGAACAAGATCCGCGCGGTGTCGAACAGCCTGCGCAGCACGATCGACGGCATGCGTGGACCCGGTGCGGAGGCGATCGAGCGCGCCCGCGCGCAGTCCGACCTGCGAAGCTTCCTCGAACTGGCCCGGGCCGGCGGTGGATTGCCGGACGCGGACAAGCTGCAGGCCGTGCTTACCACGCTGTCGCAGGACGCCAGCGAGCAGTTCGCGTCGTTCGCTGACTACCAGGCCGACTTCTACCGCACCCGCAATGAAATGTCCGACCTGGCATCGATTTCGGATAAAGCGTTGACCGTCGAGGAGCGCACGCTGGACACGCTGGAAGACCAGCTGGCGGCCTACGACGAGATGCTGGAGAAGGAGCAAGAGCAGATCGACCAGCTCAAAGGCAACGGCACAATTGGGATTTCCACCCGTGACGCGATCCTGGCACTCCACTCGGCGATCCTCGGCGCCAAGGCCAACCCGATCAATGCGGCGGTCTCGTCGATCAGCGATGCGTACCAGAGCGCGCTTGGCCGTGCCCCGGACGCCGCCGGCCTCGAGTATTGGAAGGGCAGTGCGGCAGCCGGCAACTCGATCTCGGACATCGTTAACGCTATCAGCAATTCGCCGGAGGCGAAGATCAAGGCGCTCTACAAGTCGACCTTCGGCCGCGACGCTGATGCGGCGGGCCTGCAGTACTGGATGGGACGCGCGGCAGCTGGTGTCTCGTACGGCACCATCGAGCAAGGCCTCAAGGAAAGCGACGAGTTCAAGAAGAAGCAGACGATTCCAGGCTATGCAGCTGGTGGTGATCACTCGGGCGGCTGGAGGATCGTGGGCGAGAACGGGCCTGAGCTGGAGGCCACTGGGCCAGCCAGGATTTTTAATGCGGGCCAGACACGCGATCTGATGTCCCGGCTGTCTAACCCGACCGAGAACGGCGCAGTCCTGATCGCCGCAGTCGACAGGCTGACGGCCGAGAACGCAACTATGCGTCGGGAGTTAAACGAAGCGCTGGGCGCGATCGCGAAGTACACCATGGAGACCAAAGACACCCTCGACAAGTGGGAAGTTGTGGGCCCGCCAAAGACAAGGGAAGATGAATGATTGTTGTTGATCCAATCTCGATGATGGGTGACGCGGCGTGCATGCGCCCGTCCCCCAAGTGGGTGTACGACCGAACCGGCACGCTGGTCGAGGTGCCGGCCAATACCCCGGCCGTCAGCTATGACCCGTCAGACCTGAGCGCGGCGCCATTTGCCGTGGTCGACCTTGAGCCGGAGACTAATTACATCCGCAACAACACGATGCAGGGGGCAGGTCCAGGCGTCATGCCCAATTTGTGGGGGCCTAGTGATAGAACATCTTTAGGGATCGCATGTGACCCAGTCGGTGCTGGCGTCGAGAACGGAATTGAATTTTTAGACCTGAGGTATTCAGGGACGGCGACATCCGCAGCCACTCTTTTTCTCCGATTTGAACAGTCCGGCCCCGTGCCAGCGAAGGCGGGTCAGAAGTGGGTTGGCTCGGTGCTTTTGAAAGCCGTAGCCGGTGACCCCAGCACGATTCAAATGTTTGTAACAGAGCGTGACGTGGCCGCAGGTAGCACAGGCATTCAATATTACGCATTGTCAAGTATCTCGAGCAAGCTTGATGCCCACTCTGCAGAATATGACACTGTTGGTCAGGCTACGTCGTCGATTTATTTCGGGCTGGCTGTCTACTTTAATGCGGGGCAGGCTTACGATTTCACCCTGCGCGTGGCGCTACCCCACCTGTGTCGCGACAAACTGCCGCGTTTCCCCATCAAGACCAGCAACGGCGCCGTCACCCGCGCTGCTGACGTCATCGGCCCGACCGCTGGCCTGATCTATTCGAACGTGCCGATGGTCGAGCCGCCGTACGACGCGGCCACCACCTATGCGAAGGATGCGGCCGTGTACGATCCGGCGACGAAGATCGTCTACTGGTCGATGATCGACGCAAATAAGGGTAACGAACTTAGCGATGGCTCCAAATGGAACCAGCGCACCGCAGTTAACCGCGCTGCGATGTTCGATGACCGAAACGACACGCAGACCGTTAACCCGGACGATATCCTGGTCGTGCTTTCTGCGAAAGCGATCACACAAGGACTGTACTTGGGCAATTTGGATTCCACCGAAATTCGTGTGGCTATGACTGACCTGCGAACAGGGCTCGTCTACGCCGAACGGCAGGATCAGATCTTATCGTCTTCAAAAAGCAGTTTCTTCAGATCGGTGTTTGTCAACGTAGTTGTCGCGTCACCTCACGCGACCTGCCGTAGTTCCTCTGGTCGAATCCGTTCCGGATTCAGCCAGACCTGA